CTCATCGACAGACATATGAGCATTACGGTTTTACGGATGCGGAGTGGCTGTTGTCGCCGGATGCATGCTCAACTTGCCAAGACAAAGCTAGTGGTAGTTGGACGATTAAAGATATTGCAGGACAGATTCCTGTACATCCGAACTGCAAATGCGATTTTACTCCATTATAAATAACTTATAAATCATATGAGCGAAACAATAAAAGAAATAAAAGAGAAGAGAGGCCAAAAAGATTTTGATTTAAATGTCATGATCAGAATCAAGGCTAAGGCAGATATTAAAATAATCGAGGAGAAGGACAACCAATCGCAGGGAGTTGTCGAGGCTTATGTATCCATTTTCGACAATATCGATTTAGTTGGAGATATTATTCGGCGTGGTGCTTTTTCCGAGAGTTTAAACGCAAAAATGCCGAAGGGAGTTTGGATGCATAATTGGGATGAGCCGATTGCCAAGACCTTGAAGGCTTTTGAAGATGAAAAGGGTTTATTTATCCGAGGTCAGTTTAATTTGGAAACCCAGCGAGGCAAAGAGGCATATTCTGATATCAAGTTTGGAATAATTGATGAGTTTAGTATCGGCTTCAAGATATTGGATTACGAATGGGACGAGCAGGACAATCGCATTATAAAAAAAGTTAAGTTGTACGAATGGTCGCCGGTATTAGCTGGAGCCAATCCAGCCACAGAGTTGGTGAGCGTAAAGGACGATAAGAAAGAAGAGAAGATGATTGATTTTGTGGAAGTTGATAATCAAGGGAAAACGGTGAAACTGTTTTATAAGGGCGGTGAAAAACAAATTATAAAAATGAGCAATAAATATATAGCTTATTTATCATCCCTTGGCGAAGAAGGGAAAAAGGTCGATTCTCTTGCGGACAATAAAGTTCTCCGCATTAGGCAAGTAGTCAAGCAAATTGACAAAGGAGCGGAGTATTTGCTTCGCATAATTAAAACTTAAAAAGAAAATATATGGATCCAAAAGAAAAGCAAACCCAAGTCATGGAAGTGACAATGGAGGCATTAAAAGGCCTTATCGCTGACGGCGTTAAAGAAATAGTCGGCGATTTAAAAACGGAAATCTTGAAAGAAACTCGGGAGGGACTTAGAGAGTTCAAGGTGGTAACCGATGACGAGAAAATTGAAAAAGCGGCTCAATTCGTCAAGGATGTATGCCTTGGCAATGTTGAGAAGGCAGTCAGTTCCGGCAATACGTCTTTCGGTTATACGGTTCCGGTGGAATTGGCAGATTATATCTTGACCAAGAAAGACAAGATTTCCAAGATTAGAAAGCTGGCATTTGTGTTTCAGCTTTCCGGTGAGTTCCAATTGCCGATGGAAGGCACTGGCGTTACCGCCTATTGGGTTGGTGAAAATCAGAACATCACCGACAGCAACCCGACAATCGACAAGAAGAACTTGTATGATTATTATTTGGCGGCTCGTGTCTTGATTCCTCGCAAGCTTTTGAACACTTCGGCGTTCAATATCATCAACTATATTGGTGAGTTATGTTCAAGGAAGTTGAGAGATACCGAGGAAACCACATTTGTGGCCGGTGATGGTAGTGGGAAACCTACCGGGATTAGGAGTGCTAGTTTCGGGTCGATCAGTCAGGCGTTAGCTGAATTCAAATACTTGGATTTGGTTAACTTGTATTATGAGTTGCCAGAGCAGTATCGCCAAAATGCGGTGTTTATGACATCAAGCATGGGGATGAAAAAGCTTAGAGGCTTGCAGGATTTGCAGGGCAATCCGATTTTTGATGTACGTGATCAGACCATTTTTAATCGTCCAGTGATTGAAAGTGCGGATATTCCGGCAAATTTGGGAGTTGGCATGGATGAAACCGAGATATTGTTCTTTGACCCATGGTACTACTGGATCAAGGATGGAGAACAGATGTTTGTTGATACGGATAAGAAAATCGCCACCTTGCAGACAGAGCTGGTTGTGGCTGAAGCTGTTGACGGTGTCTTCACCTTAGCCGATGCCGGCAAGAAATTGTCAGGCGTTAAATAAGTAATTACCCCGCCCTCTTTTTTCGCATGGGGAGGAAGAGGGCGGGAAATTATATAAATTAAATAGCAATTTTATGGCAAACGACAAAGACAAAGATTCAAAGAACGCTCCCGAGGACGAACAAAACGGCCAAGGAGAGAATGATAAAAAAGAAGGCAAAGAAAAAGCCAAAAAAAGCAAATTAGTCAGAGTCATCTTCAATAAAAGCTACACCCCTTATGTTAAGGGAGAAATGGCCGGACTAGAGCCGGATGTAGCCGAGAAGCTGATTGAGGACAAGATTTGTTCCAAGGCTTAAATGCTTTATGCCAGTCCCGATAGGTTCGGGATTGGAATAAGATTTTTAAGAAAAAGTATATGATCATATCAATTGATGAATTTAAAACATATTTTGGCATAGAGACTGATGACGATGATGAGGCTATTGAGTTGATCTTGTCAGGCGCTATCGGGTGGGTTGAGTCTATGTGTTCGAATAAACTTGAAGAGATTCAATGCGTTGAATTATTTGATGGAGAGTCAGAAGAGTTTTTTTTAGAGAACACCATAAATATTACGGAAGTTAAAGTTGAGCAATTCTCAGAGAGCAGTTGGGTGGAATTGGATTCGTCCATGTACAGGGTTTATGCCGGTGAAGGAATAATTAGGATTAATAATCTGGTTTATGGCGAGTTAAATTACAGGGTAAGTTATAAAGCTGGATTTAAAGATTCGGTGCCGGAAGATTTGAGATTGGCAATACTGAAGCTGGCCGGCAGATTGTGGAATAAGCGCAAGAGCGATGGTGTGAAGAATGAAAACTTGGGAGATGCCGGAGTTGCCTGGGAGGAATATTTAAATGACGAAGTAGCCAAAGTATTTGGTAAATATCGCAAATATAATTTATGAGATTTGTCTTTGAAAAAAGGATAATGGTTTATCGACTGGCAAGCGATCAGGCCAAGAGAAAGGAAGAGTATCAATATTACGGTGATATCAAGGGGGTAATCATGCCGATTAAGGCCGAGGATTTGATTTTAAGCGAGGGTAACCCGGCCAAGATGTACAAGTTGTATGCGGATTTCAATGCAGACGTGAAAGAAACCGACAAGCTGGTTTGCGATCAGGTTGATTATGTGGTGAAAAACGTTAAAAAGTTAGAATTTCGGGCATTGTCCAGAATGGAGGCAATTATTCATAAGCCTAATAATTAATATGGCATTTGAGATACATTTGGAAAATTTAAACGATATCAGAGAAGTGTTCAGGAAGTTCCCGCTAATAGCCAACGAGGAGATTCAAAGCGGATTGGAAAGAGCAGGCAAGTTGGTGACCCGCATTGAAAAGCAGGAAGTTCCGATCGGAGTGACTAATCAATTAAGGCAGAGTATTGGCATGAGACTGATACCGAACAATGTGACAATTGCCCCGAATAAGAATTATGCCATTAATGTTCATGAAGGAACGAGACCACATTTTGTACCAGTAAACAATCCGAGGGACCCGCTCCGGATTTGGGCGATAAAGAAAGGGCTTAATCCGTATGCGGTGCAGAAGTCGATTGCCAAAAAAGGCACGAGACCGAATCCGTTTGTCGAACGGACAGTGAGCAAGGCAGAAGGAGAAACAAGGCAAATATTTTCACAAGTTTTAGAAAACATAATCAAACGCATATGAGAACGCAAATTTTAAACGCCATTTATACCAAGCTGTACAATATCGATGGCATCGAGGAGGTGTTCAAATACAATAAAGGTCATTTTAACAAGTTTCCGTCAGCGGTGATTTTAGGGAGTGAGAATTCTAAAGTGCGGGAAAGCGTTAAGACTATTAAAAAGACTTATAAATTCAAAGTGCAGATATTGCAGGAGGTAAACGAGGACGGCCGAGGACAGAAGGACGGAGAAGATGTTTTGATATCAATTGGCGATCAGATAGATGATGAGTTTGACCGGGACGATACATTGGGCGGGGTTTGCGATGATGTGGCAGTTACCAGTTCGTTCGCCTGGGAGGATCGGGAGTTGCTTATGAGAATTCTGCAATTGGAAATAGTTTGTATCAAGCTTAAACAATTAACATAACCATATGTCAATCAAAAAATCGCAAATTGAGGACAAGAGCATCCGTCCGACCAAGCCGGACACTTTGACGGAGTTCAATTATCCTGATCACAAGATAACAATCAAGGCTTCAGATAAAGAAGAAGCCGATAAAAAATTAAAAGAATTAACTAAAACCATATGAGCGAAATTTTAAAGCGAAGATACAATATCGGGATTGGCAAGGAAACATCCCGGGGGACAAAAGCCACTCCCAAATATTGGCTTAAGCCGTTAAGCGAAGAATACAATGACAAGATTGAAGTTGTGGCCAGTGAGCGGGCTTTCGGAGTCATTGAAGACAGTGAGGAGATGGTGGTTAAAAAGAAATATTCAGCCGGAAAGATTTCTGGAGAAGTGTTTGATAAAAGTTTCGGCTTATTTCTCTTGGGAGCAATTGGTCAAGTATCCAGCGTATCCAAGGCGGAAGATTCGAGCGTTTATGATCATATCTTTTCCGTTTTGCAGTCGGCCAAGCACCCGACCTTAACGGTTGAAGTTAAGCGAGGCGATAATGAGCAAAAGGCATACCCGAATTGCGTGATTGAAAGTTTAAAAATTGAGAGCCAAGCTAACGAGTATGTAAAATTTGAGGCACAGCTCAAGGGTAAGGCGGGGAGCGTATCGGACGGCATACCGGGCTATGAAACCGAGAACTATTTCATGGGCAAAGACGTATCGGTTAAATTGGCTGATAATCTGGCCGGACTGGACGGAGCTACTCCGGTCGATGCAAGAAAAATTGAGATCAATATTGCCAAAAATATTGAAGAGGACAAGAGGCTGGGAACACATGAGCCGAATGATTATTTGAATAAGGAGTTTTCGGTTGAGGGTACGCTGGAGATTCTGTTCAGGGATACAACGCTTAAAAATTGGGCTTTAAACGGAAGCAAGAAAGCCTTGCGAATTGATATTGTTGATACTTCGACTACTATCGGCATATCTTCTCATCCGTCACTTCGTTTCGACTTGGCAAAGATCAAGTTTAAGGATCCAGTTGAGGGCGGAGATAATAACGATATCGTCAAGGTGACTGTCGGATTCAAGAGCCTTTATTCATCGTCAGAAGCCAAAAGCATTGAGGCGATACTTACTAATTTAGAAACCAGTTATTAATCAAAAAATATGACAGTATTAAAAGATTCAAGAGTTACAAAAAGCTTAATTCTGCCGGAGAGCGGAATTGCGGTAAAAATTAAAGATGGTTTATTGGCCAAGGATTTGGAAACGATAGAGGCGGAAAAATCCGATTTCAGAAAGATGATCGCCATGATCACAAGAATAATTGAGGATTGGAATGCGGAAAATGAAAACGGCGAAAAACTTCCGATTGATATAAATTCAGTCGGTTTGCTTGGTTTTACGGATCTCAAGTTTATTCAAGACAGCCTTTCATTTTTAAAGGATTTTTTAGTGAAAACTCCGAATTAGTTTATAAGATCAAGCAGTGTGTCCGGCATGGGATATGGAATGTGGAATCAATTAAGTTTTTCCTGTGTCATGAGATGGGCTGGACTGAAGAGGAGTTTTTAAATCAAGACGTGAGATTCATTAGGGGGTTGTTAGTTTTCATTACCGAGGTAAAAAATAAAATGAATGGAAAATAAAGAATTACAAATTATACTCAAAGCCGTTGATAACGCTTCAAGCGAGATCAAGAAGGTGGGGCAGGCTATGGATTCGATGACGAATAATGTTAAGCAGTCATCGGATTCTTTTGGCATGATGGCCAAAGCGGTGGCGGTTGGTAATTTGGCCTATAACGCATTGGCCGGTGTGATTACCCGAGTAGCCAGCGGTTTTTCTGATTTGATAAAAGAAAGCATTGGATTGTCGGGTCAGCTTGATCAATCAAAGGCGGTTATTTATAAGCTGGGTGAGAATAATCATTGGACGAAACAGCAGATTGACGGACTGGTCAAAAGCATTAGGGATGAGAATAAGGATATGTTGACGGCAATCGATCTGACCAAGACCGCTATCATGACCAATATGAATGAAAAGCAGGCTTTGGAATTGGTGGCCAGAGGTCGGGATATAGCGGCCGCATCGAACAGAAATTCAAACGAGGCAATCAAAGACATGATGCAGGCAGTGGTTAAGCTTAGGCCGGAACTGATGAGTAATTACGGCATTGAAATAAACTTGATTAAAGTATACGGAGATTTTGCCAAAAGTTTGGGCATTAAAACCAGCGAGATGACATATGCCCAGAAAACGCAAGCCATGTACAATGCGGTTGTGGCTGAAGCAACCAGAATGCAGGGGTCATATCAAGAGGCTATGGGCAGTTGGTATAAATTATCCATGTCAGTTAAAGACGGTATGGTGAGTTTGAAGCTTATTTTGGGAGACCTATTGGATGATGCCATGAAACCGTTAATCGGAGAAGTTTATAACGCAATCAAGGTATTTAGAGATTGGGCGTATACGGATGACAATGAAGTAAATCCGAAGCTGAAAGAAATGGCGCAGATAATCGGGACATCGGTCATGACGGCTCTTAATCTCTTAAAAGTTACGGTTAGCGAAGTGATTGATGTTTATAGAAAGTTGTCGCAGATAATCAAGGAGGGCATTGATATTGTTACGAAATATAAAGGATTGCTGGATATTTTCAAGGCATCATGGAATAACATTGCCTTGGTTTTCAGGGAGAACTTGTTGCCGGAATTAAAGAAGTTATGGGATGCACTTCAACCGCTTATGCCGTTTATGGAAACATTTGCCAAGATTATTGGAGTGATATTACTGGGTGCTTTAATTGCGGTTACAAAGTTGATTGAAATCAGCTTGATTGCGTTGATTCAGGGTTTAACCATTGCCATTCAGAAGGCTATTGAATGGATTAATGCATTCAAGGCCGGATGGGACAGCGTGACTACGATTATATCCAAGGTTGTCGATGGCATTGATAACTTGATCAATAAAATAAAGAGCTTGAATGTGGTGGCCAGTGCCAAAAATGCGGTTAGCAATTTTATGGGTTTTGGGGGAGCAAGAGCGGGCGGAGGTTCGGTATTCGGCGGTCAGGCATATCTAGTCGGCGAACAGGGACCCGAATTGTTCGTGCCGGGATCAGGCGGGAATATAGTCCCGAATAGCAGACTAGGGAGCGGAATGAGTGTGGTTTTGAATATTACCGGCAACACTTTTTTGGATAGGCAGTCGGCGGAAAAGATTGGAGATATGATGATTAAGAAACTTAAAGCAAGCAATTTGCTCGGTTGATATGAATATTGCAGTCAAAATAAATAATACAGACAGGACTGGTTTGATTGATTGGGAAAGTTTTGCCATTGAGGACAATATCAATGAACAGCCGAATCTATGCAATTTTACAATCAAGGTTTACGAGGGGCAGAATTATAAGCCGGAAATTAGTGACATGGTAGAGGCTTTTGACGGAGCAATAAAAATATTTGCCGGAAAGATTATCAGGGTTGGTAATTATGGAGAGGGTGATGTTACTTTTTTTGAGATTGAGGTCAAAGATTACACTTTGGATTTGGATCGGATATTGGTTATTGAAAGATTTGAGAATAAGACAGTCAGGCAGATTATTGAATATATTGTTGTGAATTATTTGGCAGGTGTCGGCATTACTTATAATCATGTTAATTGCGATTTGGATATCAGCGTAGTGGCGTTCAATAACATGAGCGTGAGCAAATGCTTATCCGAATTGTGCGAGCTGTTCAATTACAGCTGGTATATCGATTATGACAAAGACATTCATTTTTTTTCCAAGAACGATGAACCGGCACCATTTAATATTACTGATGCAAGCACGAATTTTATTAAGGACAGCTTGCAAATCGAGAATGATTTGAGTCAGTTACGCAATGTGGTAATTATCGAGGGCGGAGAGATTACTTCAGATAACATGAGAACCAAGACCCATGACGGTGATGGCATTCAGAAAAGTTTTGCGACTGATTATAAATATTCAAAAAAGCCGATAGTTAAAGTGAATAATGTTGACGTAACGGTGGGAGTAGAATTCCTAAATAATGACACAGATTTTGTCTGCTTGTGGAGTTACAACGAGAAATACATCAGGTTTGTTAATCCGCCGGTTAGCGGTGCGAAGATTGATGTTATTGGCTATTACTTGATTCCGATTATGGCGCAGGTAGAGGACAATGCCAGCATTGGAAAATATGGACGGTTTGAATTTAAGAAAATAGATAAGAGTATTAAAACCACCGAAGAGGCCAAACAGTATGGCGAGGCTCAATTATCGGCTTACGCAAACACGATCAGAGAGGGTGGATTCAGGACGTACGACAGCGGGTTGAGTTCCGGCCAGACGATCAGTGTGAAACTAACCAATCGGGGCATAGATGAAAGTTTTTTGATCATGCGAGTGAGTTTGAAAATGTTTACGGCCGATCGGGGAGAATGGATGGTTGAGCTGGCAACCTTGAGGACATTGGGCATGATCAGCTTTTTGCAGAGTTTATTGGTTGGAGAAAATAAAAAGGTGACATTGAATGAGGATGCAGTTTTAAAGAAATATTACCTGGATTATCAAACAATAGAAGTCAGGGAGCAGATCGGTCTGGTTGGAGAAATGATTGATCATCAGGATATAGAAGTGCTGGAATCTATCGAAAAGGATCCATTTGGTGAAAATGTTAGGCCGGAGTTTGTGCTTTCGCCGTATATTCCAACTGGCCATGGTGACCCACATAGAGAGTTTTGCCTTGATGTATCAGAATTAAGTTAAAAATATGATTTATAAAAAGACTAAAGAAAATATTGCAGTTGTCGGCGACATTACCGCCCAGTTTTACGATCAGTCAGGACTTACAAAAACGCAGATAGTTTGGAATCGATTAGTGGAAAAAATGCGGGCTAAATACCCGGGTATTATGAAGTTTTATATTTTAGGCAGACTGGTAAATGAGCAAAGGCGGTTTAACGTAATTTGCAATGCTGGATTCAATGCTTTAATCAAGCGATTAGTTGGCGATATAACATACACCGGCCATTTGAATAAGGCATTGCTTGGAGACGGCGCAGGAACAGCCGTTGCAGGTGACACACAATTAATCAATGAGGCATATCGCAATGATATGGCCAGCGGGACAGATAATAATAACATCGTTTTGCTCACCGCATTTTTTACCGAGACAGAATGCGCCGGAACATTTACCGAATTCGGGAATGTGATTGACGGAGGCGTTGGTGTAAATACAGGAAAGATATGGTCGCATCTAACCGGCTTGAACTGGGTTAAAGATAGCAATACAGTTTTGGTTATTAGCCAGAAGTATACATTTACAAGCGTATGATTTTGAAATTATCAATAAATGTTAAAGATAAACTTGAGGCCTATGATATTGTCAGTCGGTTGAGTTTTAGGCATGAGTTGGTGGAAGCTGAATTTGGAAAACATAAGGAGGCATTTGATAAAGAAAATCAACCAGCATATTTTTTGAAAGATAAACAAAAGAACATCGCTAAGTTTAAAAATTATGAGTTTGGAAAATAAGAAAAAACAAGAGAAGCTTTTTGCCTTTGAGATTAATGCGATTTTGAGGGCAATCAGGACTTTGGCAACAAACATAATCGCATTGAATAATCGGCGGACTTGGGAATTTATTAGTTCAGGTAGTCAGGCGCTTTCCGGTTCCGGATACGGCGCATCGCATAACTATACTGCTCCCGACAATGCCAATTTCGCTATTATCGATGTGTATTATGGAGCGGCTAGCGGATGGCCTAATCAAAACAGGACCCAGCTGATGGTTGCCCGAAATGGTGCGACTTACGCCGAACAAAGGAATTACAGTCTTTATTCCGGTTCAAGTTGCTTGCAGGTAAGCGCCAGCTGGAGCGGTAACACCGTATCAATCGGAACGTACTGGACGAGTTCTATCGCTTGGGGAGGAGCTTCAAACGTGTCGTTTTATACATAAAATATATGGGAGTTTTATCATTAGTCGGAATAAAGCAAGACAGCATGCTCGACAATACCATTGTTGAGAATCTTATCGATAGATTAACCGCGGATGCGAACAACGGGCAAGCGGTTATTAGCGTTGCCAACGGCGCAAATTTTGACGTTGGTGAAATGGTCATCGTCTATGACTGTGAGAATAATTTCGAGACAGCGGTAGTACAGAGTAAAAATGGAAATAATTTAACCATGACTCAAAACTTGGCCAATTCGTATTTGAAGGGATCGATGATTGGCAAATATCTTGGGGTGCTGGATACGAGCAGTGGAGGCAAATACTTGAGGCCTATCGCCCCCGAGCTGGGAACCGGTGCGGATGGTGCTTTTGTCAGCACAGGCAATGCTACTTGGTCGGCCGAGAAAAATTATACAAGCGTTTTGATCAGGAACGGTCACACGATAACCATCAGTGGAAACTTTGAGGTTAAATGCCAGGGTTCTTTTGAAATCGAGGCAGGAGGCAAATTGTCAGCCAAAGGTCAGGGGCATGGCGGAGGCTATGGCGGTAATTACGGTACTAGCGGTGCAGGAAATGGCGGAGGCGGAGTGTATCAGCTCAAGAATACAGGTCACGGAGGAGGTGGTGCCGGAGTGGCATCTGGCACGGAAGCGGCCGGAGGCGGAGGCGGTGGATACGGATCAAACGGCGGAGACGGTATTTATTCGAGCAATTATAACGACAGAGGCGTTGGTGGTATTCCTTATAATGATTCGGCGATGACTAATAAGACGGTTGGATATCTCATGGGGTCAGGCGGTGGCGGTGGCGGTTCGGCATTGTCTATTTCAGGATCTGGCGGAACGGGTGGAGGAATAATTAGGATCAGTTGCAGAAACTTGATTGTTAATGGCGAGATTGATTGCGATGGCAATCCGGGAAGCGATGGAAATACCACATCCTATAAAACCGGCGGAGGAGGCGGAGGAGCGGGTGGTACGATCATGATCGTATGTTTACTGGGAGCGACATTCGGAACAAATTTGATTCACTCCAGAGGAGGAGCGGGCGGTCAGGGCAGAAACGGTTCAACTCTGGGTTATTATAATGGCGGGGCAGGCGGAAATGGCAGAATTAGAATTGAGGCTGGCAGTTTGTCAGGGACAACCAATCCGGGTTACGGAACCGGCTTTGCTGGCGGTGCAAGCGGGAGGATGAAGTATGGCTGGTATGTAACCAAGGAGATTTTAACCGGCGTAGAATCTATCATTGCCAATTGCATCATCAAGCAAAATGTTACGATAAGCCAAAATTTAAGCAGTCTGGCGATTTCCGGCCAAGCTAATGCAATCATAACCAGTGCAAGTTCATTTGAGGTAGGCGATACGGTAATTATCAAAGAGGGCAATAAGTTGGAAATAAAGAAAATATCAAGCATTAATGTTAATACTTTGACTTTTGACAGCAATATGGAGAATGCCTATACGGTGGCCGGTTCTGTCATTCGTATCGATGTGCAGGGTTTTGCAAGCTTGGTTTTGCCGGGGCAAAATGAAAATTTTGAGGAGATGGAATTAAGAGAGGTTACGGATATCGGGAGCAGTCAGTATGAGATAACTTTTTCCAAATCTGTCAGGATCAACGGCGATGATAGAGGCGGTAGCAGATTGGTCGGAATGGTAAGATTGAAAGGGAAAAAGACCGGCGAGACGGACAATGTTTCAGTCACGCAAATAAATTGGATTTGGTTTTAATAATTAATTTATCAATATGGATTACACAAAAGAGCTTTTATTATCAGTGGCGACAATATTAGTCAGTACCGGGGTAGCAGTCATTCAGAATAATGCTTGGCAAGGAGTGGTCTTGCTTATGATTGGGGTGGTCGTATTTGTCGGTCGAGGATTCTATAAAAAATATTTTAACGATTAATCTATGGACAAGCTGGATTTGATACTTGATAAAATCAAGGACTTGAAGGACGACAATACGTCTGATCATCAGGGAATTATAAAGAGGCTGGATTTGACCAACGGCAATGTTGCCAAGAACAC